GGCGAGGGTGACGTTGACGGAACTGAGGTCGTAGTCCGTCAACTCCCCCGTGCCGGCCAGGACGTCGCGAAAGCCGCTTCCGAAGTCGCCGAGTTCGGAGCGCATGCGGGCGAGGATTCGGGTCAGCTCTGCCATGCGTCGAGCCCAATCGCCAGGGCGCCAGTGCTGAGCATGAGGTTCTCGTTCTGACTGGCGGATACGGGTGAATCGAGCTGCCAGACCGCCACCACGGCCCCGGTTGTACCGCTGGCAGCGGTGACGAGAGCGGCGTGTGTGGCGACCACGCCCATGCCGCCGGAGGCGGTGAACGGGCCGAAGAACACCGGGGCGGAGTTGGACTGCGAGGAGCCGCCGCCGCTGGGTGATCCGGCCAGGGTGAGCGGCAGCACCTGCCGGCTGTAGCCGGTCGCGGACACCTCGACGGCGGTCAGGGTCGTCAACGTCGTCTGCTGGCCCGGGTCGGCGGTCAGGAGCGCGAGGTATGCGCTTCCCGAGCCGTCCGTGCGCGTGCCGATCAGTCCGCTCAGCCAACTGCCGGTGGTGTCCGTCTTGGCCTGCGCCGAAAAGCCGTTGAGGAAGGCGACGGGAAGGTAGTCCGCGAGCCCCGCCAGGGCCTGCTGCTGGTACAGCTTCAGGAGGTAGGCCCGGATCACCGACGCGGATGGTGCCGAGGAGCTGCTCGCGGTGGCGGTCACGAACTGAAGTGCCGCGCGTTCGCCGACTTGAGTGAGGTATCCAGGCATCACGCCACCTTGATCGTCAGTGAGCCGGACTGCGCGAGCAGTGACTCGCCCTGGGCGGCGGTGACGGGGACGTCCAGCGGCCAGACGGCGAGGACGGCGTAGTCGGTGCCGGTCGGGGCCGTCACGAGCGCCATGTGTGTGACCGACGCTCCGGATCCGGTGGGATCGGTGAAGGGTCCGAACACGACGCTGGCGGCGAGGTCGGCCTCGGCGGGTGCCCCGGACTGGATGACGAACTGTCCGCCGGTCTTGGGGGCGGACAGGGGAACGATCTGCCGGTGGTAGCCGGCTGCCGCGAGTTCGTTCGGCAGGGTGGTGGCTACGTCGCCGGGGTTCGCAGTCGTCAGCGCCAGGTACACCGAGCCGCTCGGGTCGTCCGGCAGTGCCTGGACCGTGGCCCGTACGGCGGCGGATCCCTGCGCGTCGACCTGGTCCAGGAGGTGGAGGAGGTACGCCTTGGGTGCCCAGACTCCTGGGGCGCTCGCATCTCCCCCGCCCCAGTGCCGAACCAGGTGAGCCTTCAGCAGCCGGTCGGCCACGGCGTCGGTGCCGGAGGTGCTGTCCTCTCCGCCCCCGGTCATGAGGGTGAGCAGCGCGTGCGCAGCCTGCCGGGTGAGGTATCCGCCGGCCATCACTCACCGCCCGTCGGGGCGGGGTCCGGACTCGACGGGACAACGGGCTGCTCCGGCTCGGTCGGCGCGGGCGGCAGGTCCGCCTGGAGGGTGAAGGCTCCGTCGAACGTCGAGACCGCGATGGCGAGGGTGCGGGCGACCGATGCGCCGGGGACCGTGGTCGTGTCCTCGTAGGTGGAGAGGACGATGTCTTCGACGCAGTAGCCGACGCCGGCTGTGCCGGGCGGGACGATCTCGAACGGCGTCACCACGGAGCCCTGCGGGACGGAGCCCACACCGTTGCCGTAGCCGCCTTCAGCCGTCAGCACGTAGGGCTGACCGAGCTGGATGTCACTCACGAGATTTCTCCTGGAAGGGCGCAGACGAAAAGGGGGAGAGGGAGATCCCTCTCCCCCGTGGGCTCAGGGGCTGGCTCAGTGCCAGATCAGGCCCTTCTCCTCCAGGTGGTCGGCGACGAACGCCGGTACCCGGTAGGGCACGCCGACCTCGAAGGTCAGGTAGTTGCCCTGGCCGATGACGACGTCGGTGAGGTTGGTGTTCACGCGGATCTCCCGCGGTGACTCCTCGACGACGACCGGCTGTTCCTCCACCTCGGGCCGGGGCTTGCCGACGTAGTCGACGACCGTGTTGGACTTCTCGGCCTCGGCGACGATCGTGGCCGTCGCCATGGTCTTCGCGCGCTCCTTGGCCTCGGTGTCTCGCTCCACCGCGAGCTTCTCCGCCTGGCGGCCGGTGAGGTCTCCGGCGGGCTTTCGGGCAGTCGCCATGTGGTTCTCCTACTCAAGGAAGTGTTGTGGGGTTCCCACAAGCGGGCTCCAGAGCGGAGCCCGCTTGCGAGGGATGCCAGCGAAGACATATCTTCGCTGTCGCGAACGTCCTAGTTGGTCTCGGCGATGACCACGGACGCGTCCGTGATTAGACCGAGTCCAAATATGGAATACCAGGCCAGCAGGTGTTCGCGGCCGAAATCCTGGACCCCGCCGTCGCGAAGCTCGACCGGCAGGGAGATCGCGTGACCGAAGGCGTTGTCACCAATGCAAATGCTCTGGTAGACGTCCGCCGGGGTCGTGCCGTTGCCGTTGTCGATCTTCTTCGTTTGCGTGGTCTCGATGAAAATCACGTCATCGATCCGGCCGATTTCACCCAGGGAGAACGCACCCGGCTGCGCGTACTTCGAGGACTCGATCCACGTCGGGTCCTCACGCAGCCACCGCGACTGATGCGGGTGCACGAAGCACACGTAAACATCGCCCAAGCGAGGGATGTTGCGGGTCGCGAGGGTCTCGACCATGTCCTTGACCAGGGCCGAGGTGAACCGGTAGTTGCCGGTCAGGCCGGCGCGGTTCGCCGACGGGGCGCCCTTGTCGTACGGGGAGACGCGGGTGATCGCGTTGCCCGTGGTGGCCCACTTGTCGTAGCCGTACAGGACGGACGACGCCTGGAGCAGGGTGTCGCGGGCCTGCTCGTCCAGGTACTTGGCCATGTTGCGGCCCAGGAGCCGCGAGCCGGACGCGAGCACGTCGTCGAAGGACGAGTTGAGCAGGAGTTCGCTGACCGAGATCGCGTACCCGTGCTCACTGACCGTAATCGAAAACTGGCTCGCCGTGAGGGCGTGCGTCTCCATGCGGACGCCTTCGACGAGCTGCGACGCGTCGCCGAGGTTGTCGTACCGCATGAAGTGGATCACGAGACCCGGAGAAACTCCGAGTTCCGTCTTCTTGACTGCGAACTGCTCGACAATTCGCGTTGTTACCCGCCGGATGCGGGGCCAGGTCATTTCTGCCTGGCTCTTACGGTTTTCCATCCCGCAAGCTCGGACTATATCTTCGCCTCCAGTGCCAGCTCACTTCTCACCTAAGAGCTGGTCCTATGGGAGGCGCCTCGCGTGTAGTCTCTACGGAGTCCCAGGTGTTGGGTTCCCTCGGTATTCCCCGTACTACGAATGAATGCTACGAGGAAATCGGTGGGGTTCACCGATACAGCGTGGTTCTCACTGACGCATCACTGCGTCAGGCGGCCCGAGACCGGAGAATCGGCATCGACTGAAACAGGATTTCCTTCGACCACAATTCCTGAATGGCCGGAGAAAGCTGCGAGTTCGCGCCGGAGTAGTTCGTCGGAGACGCCGACAGACGCGGCGTACCGGTGATGGCAGATGCCATACTTTTGCTTCCTTACTTGTGCGGCGGATTAGCCGAACATGCCCTGACGCGCCGCATTACCAGCGGCCGGCAGAAGCTGACCGCGGAGCTTGGCGTACTCGGTCATGGACATGTTCTTGATGTCGCCAGAGGAGTACTGGCGGTAGCCGGCGTCCGTGTCGGTCGGACCGACGCCGTAACCGGTGGGAGCGGTGCCTCGCATCGAGGCCCGCGCAGCGACCTGGGTCTGCTGGATCTGGGCAACGATGGCTGCGCTCTTGGTCTTCATCAGCTCGACGCTGTTGCGCAGCTCGTCCTCGGTGTTGCCCTGGACGAGATCGGACAGCTCGGGCGCGATGTCGTCGGCAGCAGCGGCCAGAAGCTCGCTGCGCACGGCCTGAAGCCGCTGGAACTCCTGCTCACGCGCGAAGAGTTCCCTGTCCTGCTCATACTTGGACTGGAGGTCGGTGAAGCGGCGCTCCCACTCCTCCTCGCGCTCCTTGAGCAGGCTCTTGGCGGACAGTTCCGCCTTTCGCTTCGCCTCTGCCTCGTCCTCGGCCTGCTTGCGGGCGGAAGCGTCGAAGGCTTCCTTCTCCTCGCGGGCCTTGCGGACGGCCTCCAGCTCCTCCTTGGTCGCCTTCAGGATCTCGTCCTGCTGGGACAGGCGGCCGTACAGCTTCTCTCGCTCCTCGCGCCGGACCTTCTCCAGGTCCTCGGCACTGAAGCGGCCCTCAGCCGGCGAAGTCGTCGGCTCCTGGGGAACGACCGGGATAGTGATCACCGGCTCGTTCAGGCTGCCGTTGGGGGCAGGGGCGGTGGCGGTGGCCGGAACAGTCATTAGCTCGTCTCCTGGTTACTGGCATCCTCCGAATTCCGGCTCTGCGGCAGCTTTGTGCCGTACGCCATGGTCACGAATTGATCGATCAACGATTTGGTGTCCACACCGAGGTCGATCCCGGTTGCTCCGGGAAGAACTCCGGTCTGAGTATTGCCAGCGGGAGATCCGGGCTGATCCGGGCTTCCCCCGCTTGACGGGGCTGGCTTACCACTATCCTCAGTAGCAATTCCAGTCACCTGGAGAATAGCAGAGGAAATGGTTGCCTTGATAAGCTCCAGCGCTCCCTGCTCGATTACATCCCGGCGCTGCTCGCTGAACATCTCTTCCAGGCGCTCATCAGGGAATTCCTCGCCGAGTTCGACGAGGGCATTGCGCTTGGATTCCAGACCGATAGCGAGCTTGGCCTGGATCTCATTGAGCTTGACGAGGTTGTCAACCGGCAGCGGCATCGGCCACACGCAGTCGACGTTGTAGACCTCGGGATCGTTGGGATCAATGAGGTCCGGCTGGTCCTCCTCGGTCTTGATGCCCTCGGTGCGCGGGTCGTACAGCAGCGTTTCGGGCTCGTGGCAGAACAGAGTCCGCAGCACCAGCTCGTTGATGCGCTTCAGGCCGAGCCCGTAGTTCATCTGCTTGACGCTGTTGCGGTTCATGAGCGGCTGATACTGGATCGAGAGGGCCACGCCCGACGTGTTGGAAATCGGCTGCATCTGACCGAGCGCCGATTCCGGTACGCCCATGATCTCGTGCATGGCGGTCTTGAGTGTCTGGATGAATCCCATGGGGCCGGCGAGGTCGACGCCATTCTCCAGGTTGTAGACCTTGGCCTTCTCCGGAAGTCCACCCCAGATCTTCCGAGGACCACGCTCCAGGTTGGTCGCTTTCGCGCCCTGAATGATCGTGGTCGGCGATGCATGGTAGTTGATGATGTCCGAGACATCGGTCATCTTCTCGTTCAGCTCACGGTTGATCGAGATGATGTCGCCGATATCGGAAAGACCCCAGGGCGAGCCGGACACGGCTATGTTCCGGATATGCGCGATGGGGAGTATGCCGAGCGGATTCGGGCGGGAGTCGATCAGCTCATCGTTGAGGAACTCATCGATCTGCGTCTCGGTCAGCCGCTCGGTGTAGGTCATCATGACCCGAGCCCCGTCTGCGCCGGTCGTCCAGAATTTGTAGCGCAGCTTGAAGGCGACCAACCGGTCGCGGTCATGGGGGTGATACTCGGGAAAGCAGTGCGCCGAGTTCAAGGGCAAGATCCGCACGCGGCCCGGATGAATGCCGCCGGCCGAGTCGACCCACGCGGGCTCGTACGCGACCTTGACGAAGGAATCGCCCGTGACGCTGCCCTGCTCACCCATGTTGTTCAGCAGGGCCTGCTTGCTGTTGTCGACCTCCCAGACCCGCTTCAACAGCGCCGGCACGACGTGCTCGTACCGCTTGGAGACCGCGAATTTGACACCCTTGGAGAAGCAGAAGTTGTTGATGTAGCGCGCGAACGTCGCCACATAGTTCAGGGTGATCTGCGGTTCGCCGGCCTCCCTCCTGTAGGCCCAGTGGTGCCCGAGGAAGAAAGCGAAGTTGGTGGCGTAGCGGTTCAGGCGCGGGCCATGAATTTCAAAGTCCTCGTCCGACAATTCCACCAGGCCCAAGGGGCTGACGGAAATGGTGAGGTCCGAGCCTGCCGCACGCTGATTCGGCGGAAAGAAGGCGAAGGACAACCGACACATCCTCGACTAAGCACCGAGTGGTGCACCTGTAGGGAGGCGCGGTGCTACGAATGGAAGTGACGAATTGCGCTATGCCTAATCCTCACACGGTGGTTGCCGGGAGTGTTAACGAGAACGCAAAAGCCCCCCAGCCGTAATGGCTGAGGGGCTCTGCTGTGTCTGCCGGGTCAGCGACTGAGGCCAATGTCGTGGAGTCGCCGGGCGACCTCGTCGACCTCCAGGTCGTACTTCTCCGCGATCTCCGCGTCGGTGAGCCCGTTGCGGTACTCCTTGAGGAGATCAGGGTTGGACAGGGCCGACATGGCGCCTCCTGCTGGTGGATCAGTGGTTCACCACCATCTTGACCTGGCCGGATCTGAGAGGACAACCCTGATGGGTGTGATCTCAGTCGGTGGTCTTGGCGTAGTTCGGTCGCTCCTGGTGCCGGCCGTCGCGGACGACCATCTCGAAGCGCTGCTCCGCGCCGTGGCCGGCGCCCTGGGCGAAGCCTCCGAGGAACTCGGGCGCTTCGGGCCAGGCGGCGGAGCCGACGTGGGCCCGCTCGCGCATGGTCTCTTCGGCCGGCTTCTCGAAGACGTTGACGTTGTGATTGTTCCGGCCCGGAGCGGTCTGGTACCCCTGCATCACGCCCTTGCCGAATTCCTGCGGGATATCGGTGTCGGTGGCGACGCCCTCCTCGAAGCGGAGGCGGCCCCGGCGGGCGGTGTTGACGCCGGCCTTGACGCCGTAGTCGTAGTTGCCCTTCTCCGGGAAACTCGGGTTCGGGGCGAGATTTCCTGCCATTCGTTCCTCAATTCCTTGCGAGACGTCTCGGAATCAAGGGTCGCCGGTCTTTCAGAAATGTGTTACAGGCAGCAAAAAGTCCCACCCCGGCCGGCAGATGTAGATCGCCGTCACCGACCGAGGCGGGACCGTGCTGCCCGGCGTGCGCCTCGCCGCCGGACAGGTCAGGGGGTCTCCAGGTTCGCCAGCAGCTCCTCCATGTCGACGACCCTGAAGGCGCTCAGACGGCGCACCAGTTGGGAGGCCAGGAACGTTGCCGTGTTCGGGTGCCCGTACGGCAGGGGCTCCTTCGGGGAGGCGACGACGGTAACCCCGTCAGCGCCGTAGCCGTAGACGGTGCCGGTCACGCCGAAGAGCGGCGCCCGCTGGACGAGGTAGACCCGCGGCCGGCCGCCGAGGTGGGGGCAGAGCTGAGCCGAGGAACGGATGTGCCTGGCGCACACGGGCGGTTGCGCCGCCAGCACTCGCGCGCTCTCGTCAGAGCCCTCCTCGGGGCCCGCCAGGAAGACGTACCCCAACGGGGTCTTGGCAGGCTGCGCACACACCTGGCAGCGCATCTGCTCCATGCACTCCCGCTGCCGGGAGGGGTGCAGGAACGCGTACAGCGGCCGGCCCGTCGGCATGCCGCGGCTGTCCCTGACGTTCTGCGAGCACCGCGCCCAGAGCACGTCACGGATGTCCCGGTCCGCTTCCACCTCGGAGTCGTATGCCAAATACGGCTCCTTGGTCCTCCAGTGCCGGAGGATCCGCAGCGAGGAGTGGAGTACGCCGACCTCTCCCTCGCGGAGGGCGGCGTAGGGAACCAGGTTCGTGTCGGTCGCGGTGTGCATCAGTCGTCGTCCTTGATGTGTCGCCCGTCGATCAGGCGCTCGATGAGTTCGGATGCCGTCCAGGCCCTGGGCGTGAGAGGCGGTCTCCGGGCCACGGTCGCGCTCACCGTGCCGCCACCTTCAGCTCAGCCCAGACGGCCTTGCCCCAGGGCAGGGGATCGCAGCCCCATCGCGTGCTCAGCAGGGCCACCAGGTGCATGCCCCGCCCGCTCTCGCAGTCGATGCCGGCAGGCCGCAGGACGGGCTCCTTGTGGCTGAAGTCCACGACCCGGATCCTGACTATCGCGTCCTCGGGCCGGGAGACGGTGATCCGGAAACCCCTCGGGCCCGCGTGCCTGATGGCGTTGCTCGCGAGTTCGGAGGCGATCAGCTCGCCGTCCACGACGGCGTCGCCGACTCCCCACAGCGCCAGGGCCGCCGAGACGAGCTTGCGGGCCTTCTCCGCCGACTCCGGCTCGCACGGCCAGGACTCGGTGTACGCAGGAACGCTTGTCCCTGAAGCTCTGGCGGCAAGCATCATCGCGAGGCGATCCCTCCGGCTGGGGGCTGGGGAACGCCCGGCCCTGCGAGGTGACGTCCCAGGGCCGGGCTCTCCGCACGCCGCAGCACGGGGATACCAGGATGGTTGGCTGGTCACTGCGACTGATGACTAGCCAACCGCCGAAGATCCGGGCGGACAACGGCATCAATGAGGCATCCTGGATGCACCTTTGATGCACGGGGTGCGCCACCTGGATAAACCCCTGGTCAAGCGGGGAGGAATCCAACGTGGGTCTTGCTGAGCGACGTAAAGCCTCGGGATACAGTCAGGAGACGTTCGCACAAGCTCTCGGCGTAGACCGCACGACGGTCGGACGCTGGGAACGCCGACAGACAGTGCCAACGCCCGAGCAGCGCCCCAAGATGGCGCGCGTACTGGGCATGGAACTCTCCGAACTCGACGCACTGCTGACCCCGCCACAGGCCACCCCCCAGGAGTCCGCGGCGTCGCCGATCGGCCCTCCCAACGGGTCCGGGGGAATCGACGACATGATCCGACGCGAGTTTCTGCGCCTGCTGGCGGTGACCGGCGCGCTCACGGCGCTCGAAGCCGACACGACGGAGGCCATTGCGGAGTTCGCCGATCGCGGCGCCATCGACGACTTCCACGCCATGAACGGGCACTTGTGGCAGGTCTACCAACTGGCCCGCTCCAAGCGGTCCGTGACCGCCGTCGTGCAGGACCAGCTCGTGGCGCTCAACGACAGCCTGAAGTCGAGCCCCGGACGCCACACCGACAGCCTGTGCACGGCAGCCGGCGACCTCTTCCAACTGGCCGGCGAGCTGGCCTTCGACGAGAACCGGTACACGGACGCCGCGGCGGCCTACACTCTCGCCGCTTCCGCGAGCACGCAGTCCCGCTCCTTCGACCTGTGGGCGTGCGCACTGGTCCGGCACTCCTACGTCGACCTCTACGCCCGCCGGTACTCCGAGGCCGCCGACGTCCTGGCGGTCGCAGGGCGCGTCGCCTCGCGAGGCGACAGTTCCCTGTCGACGCGGTACTGGGTGGCGTCCGTGCAGGCGGAGGCGTACGCGAACCTGGGCAACCTCGATGCCTGCGAGCGCGCGATGGACACGGCCCAGGAGGTGGCCGGCCTGCCTGCCCCCGTGCACAACTCCGGCTGGCTCCGCTTCGACGGCTCTCGTCTCGCCGAGGAGCGCGGCGCCCGGTACGTACAACTGGGCCGGCTCGACCTGGCCGAGGCCGCGCTGAAGAGCGCGTTGGACTCCGGAGCGCTCCAGAGCGGTACGTCCTTCCGTCGCCGTGGTGTCGTCCTGGCCGACCTCGCTGCCATCGGCGCGAAGCGTCACGACACCGAGCAGCTCCTGACGTACGGGAGCGAGGCGCTGCGGCTGGCCAGACAGTCGGGCTCCGGATACGTCGCCCGTAGACTCCAGGCGCTGCGCGCGGAACTCGGCTCGCTGGGCGGGGACCGTCGCGTGGCCGAGCTAGACGCTGAGATTGGTGTTCTGTGCAGGACCTGACGGAAGGGATTGGCATGACGGCCGATGGCGCCCGACTGTTCCGCGAAGCGTGGATCGAAGGGGTGAACAAGCACTTCCCCGGTGAGCCCAAGCCGAGCTACATCACCCCGTGGGAGGAAACGCCCGACTGGGAGCGGGAAGCAGCGGGCTCCGTGTACCGGCAGGTCCGCCAGTTCGTCGAGGAGAGCGCCGGCAACGCCTCGCGACTGTCCCGTGAGCAGCGGGGCCGCTTCGTCGCCACCTGCTGGACGGCGCAGATGTTCAAGCACTTCGGCGACCCCAAGCCGGCATACGTGGCCGACTGGCCCGACCTGCCGAAGTGGCAGCAGGAGACCGACGCCGACATCTTCCAGGCGATCGAGGACTCGCTGAGCTGACCTCAACGCAAGCGCCCCGCCCTCGGGTTGAGGGGCGGGGCGCTTTGATGCATCTGCGTGACCTGCGTCACAATGTCGAGTTTCGGCGGTGGAGGCCCGACCGATCCTCTAATGTACTCGGCAAGATGGAGAGGGGGTGATCCCCTTGGTCCACCTAATGCTCCGCTTTGCGGAGGAGGTAGCCGCTGGCTACTGTTCGATCTGGTTCTATAACTGGGTCCAGAAACGCCGCGGTTCAGTCTCACAGTAAGTCCCTCACCCGAGGGACTTTTTCATTTGCCCTCATACAGCCAGACCTCGGCTCAGAAGCTCCCCGTCGCAGGGTTGAGCGTGTAGATGCGAGGCGGCTGAATCTCCTGGTAGTCCCGCTCCACGATCAGGTCGTGCAGCTTGAGCGGTCCGCTCGCGTCGTAGGGGACGCTGATCGTGAACTTCCGGCCGCCGGGAACGACTTCGTGCACGCTGTAGAAGAACGGCTCGTCGAGGTCCGGATCATCGCCGGCCGGCAGGTCGACGCTGATGGCGCCGTTGACGACCTTCAGCCGGCGCGCGTTGGGGACGACCAGGTCCCCGGTCACCTTGTCGCGGTACCTGCGGTCGGCCTGCATCAGTACGGAGCCGGGCAGCGGCTGTCCGCCCTCGGCCATGTAGGTCGCGACGACAGTCTGGACGGCGATGTCGGCGGGGAAGGGTGCCGGCGGGTTGTCGGTCGGATATCCGGGGCCGGGGAGCTGGTTGATCGCCGTCCAGCCGGGGATGTTGTAGGGGTCGTTGGGGTCAGAGGAGTGGTAGTCGGGGTCGATCGTCACGCTGGCTCCTAGGCGGCCCTGCCGTAGAAGAAGTTGGACTCTTCCTGGATCTCGGGCATGGACAGGTCGGCGGTCATGTAGACGGCGTTGGCGAGGGAGTCCACGTAGTCGTCGTGGGCGCCGGCTTCCTCGGGCGCGCTGACGATCACGTTGGGGCCCTGGAAGTTGAGTTCGGCGTCTTCCATCTGCGTGCGGAAGCGCTGGAAGACCTTCGTGCGTTTGACCTTGGAGTGTGCCGGCCAGGAGATGTTGTCGGTCCTCATCACTTCCATCAGGTGCTTCCAGCGCTTGGACTGTGCGCCGCGGTCGGAGGGCAGGTCGATGATGTCGACGCCGGGCAGAAGGACACGCAGCCGGCTGGCCACCACGTCTCCGATGCCGCCTGCGTCGATGCCGATGGCCAGCACGTTGTAGTTCGCCAGCGCGTCACAGATGCGGTAGTACTGCTCCTCCCAGCCGAGGCCAGCCAGGTCGAACCAGTTCAAGATCCTGTGCTCGTAGTTGCCGAACTCATCCGGGCGGTCCCAGTCCACCCAGACGACCGTGACCACCGTGCTGTCCTGCTTGCGGGCAGGGTCGATGCCCACGATGACCGGCGTGCGGTGCCAGGCGTGAACGACCTGCATCGACCGGTCCCCCAGCTCTTCCATCCGCTCCGAGGTCGTGAACATGCCTCGATCGAGCAGCCATTGCAGCCTGTAGGAGAGGCGGAACTCGTCGCTGTCCTCGCCGATCGTGAGCATCTCGCCGCGGATGTAGACGCCGTAGTCGGGGTGCGCCTTGGCGACGTCCTTCCAGGTGGCCTCGAAGTGGTTCGCCCGCGAGCCGCGATTGGTGGCGAACCGCTTGTTCTGCTGGATGATCTTGTAGAAGATCCCCTTGGTGTACGTGGGGGTCCCGGTCAAGATCATGGTGCCTCGGGTCGAGGCCAGCATCGGGCTGATGCTCTTGTTCACGACCTTCTCGTCGGCGACCTGGGCCTCGTCGATCAGGACGACGTGGTAGGTGCGGCCTTCGATCTGCGCCCTGGGGTGGCAGGTCTGTTTGCGGACGAGGGATCCGCACTTGACCAGGCGCAGTTCCTTGCCCTTGCCGACGACCTTCTCGTCGATCTCGGGGTCGGCCATCAGCTCCTGGGCGCGCTCGGAGGTCAGCCGGCTGACGATGCGGCCGTAGATGTTGTCCGCCATGTCGTCCACGGGCGCGAACGCTCCGAGCCAGACACCCTCGCGGAACCTGCCGAGGAGGTTGGGGAAGATCGGCGCGAGGCGGGGGAACATGATCAGGATGGCCGCGAGGGTGTTGGCGAGGGTCTCGCTCTTGCCGGACTGGCGGGCCCAGCACGCGCTGATCTTGGCGGTGTCGCCGAGGATCATCGACTCCAGGATCCGGCGCGCGAGCGGCACCTGATAGTCGCGGAGCGGGTGGCCGCTCAGCTCGTCGATGACGAGCAGCATCTTCTCGATGATGCGGTCGACGGTCTCCTGGGACACCTCGGGATTGACAGGGAGCTGGAACTCCTCGTCGTCGCCTATTCGGGACCCGTCTTCAACCGTCGCTGTCATGCACTGCCCCTTATTGCTCCCATTCGGTGCAATAAGGGTAAAAAGGGACTTGCGAATTGTGTTAGCACGTCAAGCCCACAACAGGGCTACGATCACTTCACACAACACACACATATGCATGGGGGCGGGCAATGGGCATCAACTGGGGGGCCGAGGACGACTTCGCACAGGCCGTCATAGGACAGGCCGACCGAGTCAGATCCGAGCCGGGACACGGACTCACCGACCGCCAGGCGTACCTCGTGGCCGCCGGCAATGTCATCGAGCAGCGCATCGTGTTCGTCTACCGAATAGCCGTCGTGTTCTTCACCGCGCTCACCGTCTACGTCGGCGCACAGACCTGGCACGCCTCCGGCTCATTCCGGGACTCCCTCGCCCCCATGGCGCTCACCGTGCTGATCTACACCGCCATCGCCTTCCGCCTCACCCGCCGCAGGCGCTGGTCGGGCTTCCACGTCGGCCCCTACGCCGGCCGCGTCGAGGCGTCACTGCGCCGCGCACAGGGCGGCGTTCACCTGCTCACGCTCTCCGGGTACCTCGCCGCATCGAGCCTCGTCTTCTACATCTTCTGCGTCTCCTGGGCCTTCCCCCTCACCTAGGAGCGACCAGCCTAGACAAAGAGGCACACAGGAGTGCACACTCGGCATACCGAACAGTGACCCCTGAATCCCTCTTAACCGCGATGCCATTCGTGCAGGACCTTCTCAGCTTCATCAGGTCCTCCAGGGAAGGAGGACGGGTGATGCAAGAATGGATCTTGCCACTGGGAGCCGTGCTAGTTGCCGTATATCTCTTGGAGATAATCCGGCAACGCGGCGGGACGGTACGAATCGGACCGGTGAAAGTGAAACTCCTACCTACGGTAGAAGGTGGAGGGAAACGTCACTGTAAGACGTGCCGGTGCAAACAGCACTGAACGGGGCGTGCGCGGCTGAGAGGATGAGCTGTACCTCTCAGCCGTAAGCGCATGCACGGCGCAGGCACACCAGCAGATACCCCAGTCAAACGGCTGGGGCTTTCTCACGCCTTCTGGCGCGCCTCAAGCTCACGGACGATGACCGCGAGGGCGACCACCGCGTCCACGGCCTCAGCGAGGGCCTCTTCGCTCGGATGCTTCCGGTGCCGGTAGAGCGCCGCGGCGATGGTCGAGCCGGTGGTGTCGGCCGCATCCAGCAGCTCCACGGCCGGCAGCAGCTTGACCCGCCGCTCCGCCCGCTCCAGCAGCCGGTGAGCCGGCCACAGCCGCTCCAGCAGTCGTCTCAGCGTCATCCGTCCAGTCCCAGCATCTGTAGCAACTCCCACTCCTCGTCCGCGTCTTCGCTCCTGCGCGCCACCTGCCGGCGGGCCAGGTCCTCGTCAGTCATCACGGCCGGGGATGTACGGCTTCGGGTGGCCCAGAACCGCCACCAGGGCGTGGTCCTCACTCGGGAGGGTCTCGGTCCACCGACCGACACCGAATCCCTGCCGGAAGGGAAGACGGAACACACGGGTCTCGCCGCGGCGAAAGGGCTCCGACACTTCCGTGGTCCAGGTCTTGTAGGTGAAAGGCCAGCCCTTGAGGGTGGGAACACGGCGTATGAAGAAAGGAAGTCTGATCATGCGCCGCACCCTAATGTCGATTCTCCGAATGTGTTAACGGATCCGCCGGTAGGGGTGGCCTTCAAGGGCCTTATTGATGATGTTCCGACCCTCGGAGCCAGTACGGCGGACGTTCTTCCACACGTTCGGGTCGACGCTGTAGTACTCGTAGATGGGCCCGCCGCGACTTCCGCGACCGGTCTCTCCGTTACGGAATTCGACTCGGAGGGTGTGGCTCTTGGAGTCGTAGCCGGCGGACACCGTGCGAGGCCGGTTCCGGTCGATGGTGTGGTTCGGCCAGGTGTGGAACGTCAGCAGCTTGTCGGTGGTGCCGTTCGTCCTGAACTCTTCCAGCGCAGCACGGGTCTTCGGGCGCATGTCCCGCTCGTCGTACCCCTGGAGCCGGTCGACCTGGCGCTTGGAGTACCGGCTCCCGCCGAGTGCCGGCTCGGGCAGAGCCTTGACCGGGGGCGGCTTCCAACCTCTATTGGGCATCCTTGCCTCCAGGCTTCTGGACGGTCCATCCGACGGGGTGCTCGTGGCCCTCGGGGTCGATGTCGACGCCTGGGCGGTGCGGGCAGAAGCGGCCGGCCTGCACGTGCTCGCCCTGCCACCACACGCACGTGGACACCTGCATCACAGCCTCCCGGCTGCTCTGGCGCAGTCCTTGCACAGGTGTACCTGGCTGTGGGCGCCGCCGCTGGTGGTGGACAGGGCCGCCGGGCGCGAGGGGTGGTTGTCGCAGTGGTGGCGCGGCTCGTCCTCGACAGCCTTCGCGGTCTTACGGGTGGTGGTGGCGGTCATGCTGCTCCCTGGTTGTTCACGATCTGGGCCTCGACGCGGTCGGTGAAGCGTCGGGCGTCATTGGAGGCGTGGCGTGCCCTGATGGCGGTGAGGCGCAAGGTGCTGGCTGCGTCCTTCATGCGTGCTGAGGCGTCCGCGAGGTCGATCGAGTTGTGCTGGCGCCGCTTGGTGTTCCAGAAGGCCACGGTCGCCCCCTTCAGCCGTTACGGCGGGGCTCGGCCAGTTTGTTGACGACGCGGTCCATCACGTCGGTGACGCGGGTCGTCGCCGAGACCATTTCCTGCGCGGTCGCCGTCATCGACTCAGCCAGCGGGATCACATGCTCCACGAGATCTCGCAGCCTCGCGTTTTCGTCGACCTCCCGGCGATAGGTCTTTCCGGGCACGACGACTTCGCTGACGAAGATCGCGAAAACAAACGCAGCAAGCGGCCCCAGAATCAGCGGATTGTCGAAAGTGACACCGCCGTCTGAGGCCGCTGCTGCGATCAGGTGGTGAAGCATTCAAACCGCCTTCAGCGTCAAGGACTCACGCCCTCAATGCTATGCGGATTGCTTCACATTGTGTTATCCAGCTATCTGCTGCTCGATGTAATTCGCGAGGATGTCGACGCCGACGTCCGTCATATCGGCCGGCCGGTAATCCGGGCCCTTCAGGACCTTGCCGTCCTCCCGGAGGATCGGCTTGCCGTCCTCCCCGAGCTTCGACATGTTGCTGTCGTGCACCTCGCCGAACGCCTTGCCCAGCGGGATGCCGAGCAGGTCCGCGCTGCCGAAGACGACGTACAGCAGGTCGGCCAGTTCCTTGGCCAGGTGCTCGAACTCCGCCACCGGGAAGCCGGGGTTGCCGACGCCGGCCTGCGTGTTCTCGACGGCTTCGAGGACCTCCTCGAACTCCTCGGTGATCAGTGTGGTGCGGACCGCCAGCAGCGCACGGAGCTTCTCGGGATCGGTGATGCGGTAGTCGACGTCGAAGGCGCGGTGGAACTCGGCGACGGCGTCTTCGAAGTCGACGGGGGCGGTGCTATGCGGCATGAGCAACTTCCGGGGCGTTCTGGGGGGCGGGGATGACGGGCCAGGAGCCGTTGACGACAGCCCTGGGGTTCTTGGTGCGGCGCAGCCAGTCCTGGTAGCCGGCGGACTGGGCGGCGAACCAGAGCTTCTGCCTGCCGTACAGCTCGGCGAGGTCCTGGCCGTGCACCTCGTGGTGGTAGGTGCTGCGGTTGAAGGCGCGCTCGTCCTCGGCGGTGCGCAGGATCTGCTGGGTGACCTGTACCGCGGCCAGTGCGTCGGCGCCGGCCTCGTGGGCGCCGTTCAGCGTCACGCCGTAGTAGTCGGCGAGGGCTCCCAACTGCCGCTTGCCGGGGCGGAAGGGGTCGACGCGGCGGTCGAGGACGTAGGGGTCGAGGATGACGGCGTCCTTGGCGGAGGCGATCATCTCGGTGACGGGGGTGACGTCGTAGCGCCGACACTCGCGGTCGAGCAGCGTCAGGTCGTACGGGGCGTTCATGATGACCAGCGGGATGCCCTCGCTCAACGCGGCCCAGATGCGGCCGGCGAGCTGGGCGGTCGCCCGGATGGGGTTCATGCCATCCGCCTGGGCCATCTCCGTCGTGATCTTGTGGACTGCCGTGGCCCCAGCGGGAATCGGGACGCCGGGGTCGACGAGCCACTTCCGGGAGCGGCGCAGGGAGCCGTGCAGGACCTCGACCCATGCGCCCGTGACGATGCGGTCGGTCTCGACGTCGACTCCGGTGGTCTCCAGGTCGAACCCGATGAAGGTGTCGGGGATCTGGATCACGCCGCCTCCCGCAGGGGAACGACGTTGACGACCTCGCCGGAACGTTCCTGCACCTCCGCCAGAAGGCAGCGGTAGGCGTGGATGATTGCCGGCATGGCGTTGCGGGCGACGAGGTAGAAGGTGAGGTCCTCCCCCTCCTCGTCGTCGAACAGCTCGATGCCGTCGAACTCCCGCATGCCGGTGACGGGGTGGAGCCGTCCCGCGTACAGGGGGCCGGTGGCGTCACAGACGCTCTGGAGGAAGTCCAGGTCCGACTGGCTGAGCCGCTCCAGCGGCTCGTCCGGGTGGGGGACGAAGCAGTCGGCGCACGAGACGTTGCCGTACTGCGTCCGCTCCCAGACGTGGTGCTGGGACGGGTCGTCGATGGCCTTGGCCGGGCACGAGCCCGACGGCGGGTAGTCCTCCCGGAAGAGCCGGACCGTTTCCGGCGAAACCTGGGGCATGCTTTCTCCTCTCACGGATCAGGCGGCGACGAGTTCCGCGGTGGCAAGCACCTCGCGGAGAGCCTCGTCGACCAGGACCTCGACGGCCTCGTCCAGAACCGCTTCCGCCTGACGGCGGGCGGCGACGGCGCGGAGTTGCTCATCCAGCGCGTAGGACGGCGAGTTGTCGAGGTTGTTGCGTGCGCGGTCGTACCGGCGGGTGGTGCGCGGGTCCGCGTGACCGGCCATGTCCTGGACCGACTCCAGCGACTTGCCGCTCTCCAGCGCCAGGGTGATGGCGGTGTGGCGGAGGTCGTGGGTGCGGATCGTACGGACGCCGGCTCGCCGGCAGAGGCGCTTGATCATGTCCCAGACGCCCTGCCGGGTGATGGAGCGGCCGGTGGAGGTGGCGATCAGCGGTCCGCTGGTGCGGTCGCCGATGTACTCCTTCAGGGCCGCCCACGCGCTCGGCGGGATGACGATGGCCTGGGTGTGACCGCCCTTGCGGGTGATGCGCAGGATCGTGTGACCGCGCTCCTCATCCAGGTCCTCGATGCTCGCGTTGACCAGCTCGCTCACGCGCATGCCGGTCAGGAGGAGGACGTGGACGACGGCAGAGCACCGCGGGTTGTACGCCTCGGCGCCGCGCAGCAGTTGCTCCGCCTCCTCGAACGTCAGGCCGGTGGCCTGGCTGATCGTGGAGACGGGCTGGCGGTCGACGAGCGCGGCCGGGTTGCGGAAGACGACGTCCTCCAGCTCGGCCATGGCGTACCTGAACATCCCCGACACCACGGACAGGTGACGGTTCACCGAGCCGTTGCCGTAGTGGTCGAGGAGCCAGTTCTTGAAGGCGTCCATCTGGGCGCGCTTCTGGTTGAACGGGTCCAGGCGGTACTCGGAGCACCAGGTGAGGTAGTGGCGCAGGTCGCGCCTGTACTCCTCGCGGGTGCGCCCGTTCTTGGTCAGGAGGAATGCGCCGGCCACGGCGATCGGCTGTATACGACCGTTCTCCACGAGTTCGAGCTGAGCGCCCATGTCCGCCTTCCTACCGTCCAGTTGGGAAGGCCCTCAGCGCTTGGTGCCCGCCAAGCAAGAAGGCCCGGAGTGTCACCGTTTCGCGTTGCCCAACGCTTTTGGTGACTCTCCGAGCCTACTAGAAGAACAACTTGTGGCACAAGTTGTTGTCCAAGTTGTTGCTCACATGACCCAGACCTCGGTGTCGCTGACGATCCTCAGCCGGCTGGCATCCCCGCCGGCCTGCGCCAGGGCCACCTTCAGGACCTCCGGCCACACCTTCACCTCGGTACGGGTCCGGCCGTTGCGCGAAGCCCGGCGCACGGACGCGGAGCGGTTCTGCACCGATCGGGTCTTGCGCGCAGCGGCCTCCTCGCGGTCCAACCGGTGCCAGGAGTCCGCGCCGTGGCGGATCACCCCGTCGAACGCGGAGGTGCGGTCCTCGAAGTCGCCCACCCGAACATCTCCCTGCGTCAGCGGTACAGCAAGAGGGGCCGGCCTCGGTTCCCCGAGCACCCCGGCCCCTCTTGAGTTAGGTCGTCTCCCGATCGGGACGGCCGCCTGAGCGGCACGGTAATAAGGTCACTGCCTTACCGCGGATCCCTCGTTCTCATCCAGCCCAAGGTCAGCACGCCGCAGTCGGGCGTACAACTCCATGAGCGGCTGCGCCGGCATACCCGTATCCGGCATCATCACGATCAAACGCATGTCCTGCGGGGACAGCCGCGGGTCCCTGCCCTCGAAGGCGGTATTAAGGTACGCGCGCACCTTGGAGGGAGTGACTTCCTCCCAGTCGTCGCCTTCGAGCGCGGACTCGCGCCGGCGAACCTCCTTGAACAGGTCCTCGACAGCGAAGCTCAGCTTGCCCTTGTCCTGGAGCGCCTCGATCAGCTCGCGCTCCGCCGGGCTCTTCAGCAGCTCGTCCCGCTTCTGCAAGGTGGCACGCAGATAGTCGCGGATCTCCGACGTGGTGAAGAGGTTCCCCTGGTGGTCCTCGAACAACTTGTACAGGGCGACCTTGGCTGCCTCCGCGCGGGAGAACCACGGGGCGTTCATCTCGTACCACTCCGCCTTGTGGTCCGGGCACAGCAGCAGGTTCATCGCCCGAGACCCGTTGATCATCACGTACGTCGGCGCACCGGGGATCGGCTTGCCGCAGATGATCTCGCGCCCGGTCTCGTCATGGCCTTCGAGCCGGTTGCAATGCCTCGCTCCTGGCTTCTCTGCCACGGCGAACTCCTTCCGTGCCGCATGTTTTGCCCAGCGGCGCACTTATCAAGCTGACCCGCTCAGGTCGGATCCCCACTGCATGAGCGACGTCCCGCAACTATAAACCACGAGTTGGTCAACTTGTGCGCCTACTTGTGCCACAAGTAGGGGCTAACTGCATCACAAATCACTCAGGCGTTCGATTCGTCGGTTCGAACGCTCAGCACCGTCTCACCCGTCATGAGATTGATCGACCACCGCAGCTGACCAGTCTCTATGGCCTCCTCCAGGACCTCATCCGCTGCCAGGCCGTACAGGTCCGGAATCGAACCCTCATGGGGAACGTCCTCCTTACTGCGCACGTACGGCCCTCGCCGGCTGAAGTCGGCTGCCTTCAGGACCGGGATTGCCCCCGTGTCCTCCACCGCGGCGACCAAAGTCATGGCGCACACTCCCCGAGACACGAACGCCAGTTCAGACGTTCGAACGACACTGCTACCCGCCGCAGGTAACCCCCCGGACCGGATGGCTCCACATCTATCACCGCAACAAGTTGTTGACCATCTTGTGCCTCTTCTTGTGGATCAAGCCCGAAGTCGGCCGTCGAGCGCCCCGCAGCGATGTGCAACCGCCGGTAACACGCCCCTGACGTGCAGATATGGCACACAGCGTGTTGATCAAGCCACCACACAGTGATCAAGGAGACGGTTGAGACCTCAATAGGTTGCAGTGACGAGCGTCACACTTCAAACGGTCGTTAACCCCCTGCTAACGCTGCACAAGGCGGCGCGTACCGGCGAGTACACGGCGCCTCACCTGCGACTTCACAAGGCCATCACATTGGTCTAGTCCACTTCGCGTTAACGGAGGTTCACAGCGCCTCCACGCACTGCCGGCAAGCCTCGATCACCTCGGCACACGTCGTCGCACACGTCACCACGCAGCTTTCGGCCACGCATCGCACGCCCAGGTCGACGACCAGGTCCTCACGCCGCCTCATCCGCCGCGGCCCGGATCGGTACCCACCGACGCCGGCCGAGCCCCAAATCCTGCCTCTCGTACTTCAGCAGCTCCGCCGCCACCTCTACCGCCCAATCCCTCTCCTCCCGACCGGCCTCATCCCACCGCCGCACGACAGTCCCAAGCCACGCAGCCACCGCCCAACCGACCGCCGGCGAACCGATCAGCGCCAGGTGCTCCAGGACGAACTCGTAATTGGACGCGAACACCTCGATCAGGCAGCTCGGCGTCTCGACGTTGTCGACCACGACCGGAGTACCACTCCCCCGTGTCTTCGACTGGACCCACCGCCGCCGACCCTGCTCCTGGACCGCCGAGGCCGACGTCTTCAGCAGCTTCCCCGCGGCCAGTTCGACCAGCCCGCGGTCCTGCTGGCTCTGCAACTCATCGTTCATGCGCGGAAGGTACGACGAGGTATGCCGGCCACGCCTCAACCCGACTTACTCGCCCAGGCCAACCGTGACCAAACCGTCATCAAAGCCTTGCCTTTACACAAACCACCTGTGCACGCTGGTGAAGGCGAGGAAGGAGCAGAGGATGGGTGACAAGGACGAGCGAAAGCACGAAACCGACACTGACCGCTTTATGGAAGGCGTGGGCCGAGCCTTGAACTGGAGGAGCCGCACGCCGTTCATTGTCGATCCATCGACAGAGGACCCTCCCTCTTTCCCCGAGGACCCTCCCTCTTTCCCCTCCGTGGACATCGAAGGGTTCCTCGCCCACGAGGCTGAGCGGCGACGCAAGCACGAGCGTCGGCTGGAGATGCCCGAGTTCAGTGAGGAACTCAACCTCGTGTTTCCGCGCTCACAGGCCAAGCGTGATCGTGATCGTGAGCGCGAGCAGCTCCTGAGCCTGCTGGACAAGCACGAGGACTGGCTTATCAAGGAGCTGGACCGCCGCAAGGAGGCGCGAGAGCGCAAGGCGCACAAGGAAACCCAGCAGGCCAGGCACGTAGAACCCCCACAGTGGGAACCCCCGCCGCGCGTCGCACCACCGACCGGCTGGAGAGAGCCCGGCAATCCGCCGTGGTACCGAGCCGCCCTTGACGACCTTCAGCAGCGCCTCGACCGCGCAAACCACCCCTCTCAGCACCGCACAGGCGGAGGGTGGGACTAGCCCGAGCCTCCGGCCGCCGTACGCTGGTTGAACCCCGGACTGAAGAGGACTCCCATGACCACGCTTGCACCCGAAGAGGTCACGTACATCCCGCCGATACAGGGCATCGGACCGTGCCAGGGTGCTCGCTGCAACAACAAGACGCAGCGCTACGGCCCCGCCAGCGACAGGCCCTCAAGCCCCCTGTGCAATGTCTGCGCAGCCAAGGTCCCCGCCTCGCCGCAGAGCTAGTCACAAACGCCGAAGGCCCGTATGGCTCCCCGCGCCAACAGGGACAGCAGCCGTACGGGCCTTCGGTTTCTTCGTCGGTTGGACGCCTTCAGCAGGGTCTCGCATGCGGTGGACGACCAGCCAGGAGCCTAGCCCCCGCCGGCTGCACGCACCGACCTTTCAGCCATTTCCTACTCGACCGGCTCTTCGGTGGAGTAGACCTCCGGCTGGTGAGCCACGCCTTGGCGCCACTGGTGCCGCTGGGCGTTGTACTCCGCGTCGCTCTTGAAGGGATCGCCGCCGCGAGAGTGAGCGCCGCACTCACAGCGCCAGTGCCAAAACGTCCGAGTACGGGGACCGTCGTTCGCGCTTTTCGACCGCGCTACAGCAACCTGGATCACACGCCCAATGAGCAGTGCCCCACCCACGGCCACCGCGGTCACACCTTTTCGGATCTCCATGCGCCGCACCGTAGCTCCTCAGCCCTCCAGGCCGATTGCCTTCAGCTTCTTGTCGAGCGTCTGCGCCTTCGCGTACACCGACGCGTGCAGATCGGACGGCGCCGCCTGCTTCGCGTCCGCCTCCTCCATGATGGCGGTGGCCGTCTTCACAATGTCCTGGTAGTACGGATCGCTGCCGACCTCGACCACGACCGCCACCTGGACGTCGCGAACGTCGTCCCGGATCAAGGTCACGAACCAGTTGCACTCGTCATAGCTGGAGCAGACGTCCATGCCATCCCGCGCGAGCAACTGGTTCAGCGCCAGAGACGCCACGGTCGACTTCGTCATGTCCCCCGGCTGCACCGACGGCCGCAGACTCGCTGCCGGCTTCGCTGCCGCCTCCGTAGTCGCCGGCTTACCGCTGTCCCCACAGCCCGCCAGCCCGATCAATGCCCCACCCACGGCCACCGCAGCAGCCCATCTTCGGATCTTCATGCGCGGAACCGTAACCGGCCCTGCCTGCGCGCACCGACCTTTTCGGTCATTTGTCCTGTGACGCACGCCATAATGACGCTCCGTATTGCCCGACTCGACAGCAGCGCCGGCATTCAGGCGCGAAACTGCCCAGCGTGACCATCTCGACGACTTTCGTAGCTCTGTGTCTATGAAATCGCGATTCCCGCCCTGGTCACGGAAGGCTACTGTCCGACTTGCTCAACCTGGCGGCTATAAGAGACATCAGGGGGCATGTAGCCGGCTTGCCCGATTAAGGGTGGGGGTGTCCGTTTCAACCCTTCTGTTCCAACCAATAAATATGCATGATCTTGCATAGTATTTCATGCACGTGCACATGCCCGTTTCGCACCCCATGTCGGCTAGGCCGGTGTTTGACCGAAAAAGGTTACTCCCAAATTCCCATTTGGGTACGCCACCAACTGGGGAAACGTCGCCGGGTCATCTGAGAAAGTGTCACCAGGTCGCACGTCAACCCTTTTGCAGCACCTTTCTCTGCATAAAGTCGATAGTCACGCAGCGTGCACGGCTACTGTCAACCGAGGGTTGCGCACCCGTGGGGCCACCCCCTGACAAACGGACCGTCAGATACACAGAGAGTTACTCAACGTGCATAAGTGCTGGTCACAGCCTCGCAGCCGGGCAACGTGCGCACTATACCAATGAGGCGTCAGCTACTTAGGCTTACCTATGTCAGCAGTTACACAGAGCCGGCATAGCAGAAAGTAGCGAAAGCACCTTTCTTGGCTACCGAGCGTGCGCACGGCGCAGCATGGCACAACGTAGCTACCTACTCACTGTGTGTATGGGGTGTGGGGAGACTCCCGACCCTTCCCCTTCCCCCGGAATTCCCTACGGGAGCCACCGCAGGGCGCCGCAGGGCGCCGTCGTCGACGAGAGGCACTGAGAGGCGCCGCAGGGCGCCGTCGTCGACGGGAGCCACCGCAGGGCGCCGCAGGGCGCCGTCGTCGACGGGAGCCACCGCAGGGCGCCGCAGGGCGCCGTCGTCGACGGGAG